AGCCTTTCCGAAACCGTCTTGCGGTAGGAGGTTTAAACCAATCCACAGCACCTTGTCTATTGTAGCATTTTGTCCTTGGAGAGGGACTCTAATAACTACTACTTTATAATACGAGGAAGGAAAAAACATGGAACGCTACACCTACGAGATCACCTTCACTCGGCTGGATGGCCAGCCCGATGAGACCCAGCAGCACACCGACGAGGGGTTTGCCAGAGAATGCTTCCGGCTTTTCGATGAGCCGGACAGCGCCGAGCTGTACAGCCGCATCCGCCTGACCCGCCACGACTGGGAGACCGGCACGGACGAGGTTCTGGAGACCTTGGAATTCTGAAAGGGGAGAACGAACATGAAAATGGAACTGGACAAGAAGCTGGATACGATCCGGCTCAATGTATTGGCCGCCAATTTTGGCGACCTTGCCACTCGCCGCCAGATGATTCAGGAGTTCGGGGATTACCCGGATGCCCTGTGGGGTGTCAATAAAAATGGGGAGAAGGTGATGCTCAGCATCCGGAAGAACGGCATCACGGAGCGTGTGTTCCAGTCGAACCGGTGGGTTCGGGTCAACGAATACGACGCCGACGGCTGTGAGGCTGGCGAGACCTACGAAGGGCGCTGGGCAGAGTGCCCGAAACCCACGGCGACGGATACGGATGAGGAACTGGAACTTTCGGATGCCCAGAGTGCCCGCAACGATGAGATCTACAACGCTGCGTATGAATTCTGCAAGGTCATGGCGGAGGATGACCGCCTCGAGTGGAACATGGAGATCCTCGGAGAACTGGCAGACCTTGCCGCCGAGCTCCTGACCCGGCACGGAAGCCGTGTGCGCTATCCTGCGGTGGTCACCGAACCGGACGGAAGGCAGTATATCGAGGAATACCACGGCGGCGCAAAGTGACACATTTTCCGGAGTGAAGGGCTAGATGATCGTGTACATTAGCCACTTGCTATTACCCATGAGTGACGGTAATATACAGTCACAAAAACGAAGGGAGATAAACACCATGACTTACACGAACATCCGACTTTTCACTTCCAACGGCATTCCGGAGGCACTCAGCAACCTTTGGTACGGTACCGACTGCTCGGTGGTCGAGATCCAGGATGCCATCGAAGATGCCAAGAACGCAGCAGACCTTCTGCGGCGCATCCAGAAGATGAAACTTCTGAAGAAGGTAGCCCTCGACCGGGAAACCGAACAGAAGGTGCGGTTCAAGACCACCGATTGCTGGGGCAATACAAGCTACCTCGAAATCCGCAAGTAAACCGGACGGATAGGAGCAAGGGGCTGGGAAACCGGCCTTTTGCTCGTGTCCGCCTTGTGTCATACCGCCCGAATGTACACAAATCCAGGGGCGAATGATCGTGTATCATAGCCGCTTGATAGTGTGCGAAAGTGACGGTAATATGTGCATACCGAAAGGGAAAACCCCACGGATAACACAAAAAACACACTGGAGGATACAAAAATGAAGAAGAACGCAGAGCGCATCAATAAGCTTTTCGAGGAACTGGTTCCCATGAGCGGCAAGGCGGATAGCCTCGCCGGAGAACTGGTCAGAGCCACCGCACGGATCGGGTACCGATTCTTCAACGACGGCGACATGGTCAACCAGGGCTACGGCAAAGAAACCTGCAACCCCGCGGCCCGGTTCCTGATCGCCAGGGGCAACGCAGAGATCAGCAGCCTGACCGTAGCCCTTTGGGAGATCTTCAGCGAGGATGCCTACGAAAAGGTTCTGGATACCCTTGAAGGTGCGGTTGCCGACTACATCAAGCAGAACCCCGACCTTCGCAGCCAGCCCACCAAGGATATGTGGGATTACCGCGATATGGCGGAAGACTGGGACGACAGCTGCGATGAGGAAGAGGACTACGACGACTGCGAAGATGACTACGATGAGGAAGAAGACTACTGAGCAGAAAACGGCGGGGGCTTGCCTGAAAGGGCGGCCCCTTTTCCTGTGCCTGGACTCTCAAATATACACCGATCCTGGCATGAATGATCGTGTGATCTGCGGCCTTGCTATCTGCGGGACGTGACGGTAATATACAGTCACAAAAACGAAAGCGAGGTACATTGACATGAAAAAGCAGACCCTGACCAAGAAGCAGGAGAAAGCCCTGCTGGACATCGCAAAGCGCCTGATGGTGGAGGCGGAAAGCCGAGGCGACCTTGAAGCACGCGGCTGCGACAGCGAGGATTTCATCGAGGTTCCCGTTTGGGGCATCCAGAAAGCCATGGAGAAAGCCTACCTTCTGGGCAAGGCGGAGAAGTAAGCCCGACACAGCCCCCACAAAGGGGCACAGGCGCAGGCCGACAAACTCCCCAACCAAACCGCACAAGCCCCACACAGGGGCTGTGTGGCGGGGTGGTGGGGCAACGGAGGAATGAGTATGAACGACGAAAAAGTCATGGACCTTATCGTGGACATCTACAACAATATGAATGACGAGGATAAGGCCGGCTTTACGCTGGAGACTGCCAAGGAGATGGTCAAGGACCAGATAGAAATTGATTTTTCTCATGGTCGTGAGCCACTGGAATACGACCCCCAGCTCTTTTATGAAGTGATCCGGGAGTTCATTGAACAGGATGCCGAGGACGGAGAATGATGTACATTCTGCCCGGTATTCCGGGCAGATGATCGTGTATCATAGCCGCTTGATAGTGTGCGAAAGTGACGGTAATATGTGCATACCGAAAGGGAAAGACCCTACGGAATAAAAACACGGAGGATTTCACCATGAAGAAGCATCTGAACAACTTCCCGGAACACAGCATCAGCATCGAGAGCTACTACGACCTGCTCAGTCCTTGCAACGACAGCATCCTGCAGTTTGGCGACCGGGTTCTGGTTGCCAAAACGAACTGGAAGGGCGGCGTGGAGGCTGCGGTTTACGGATTCGCTGAGGACCCCAAGGAAGGGCTTTCATCGATCGAGTGCCGACTGGAACTGCTGAAGATTTCGGATGAGGTCTTCTCGGATGCCGGACACGCCATCGAATGGTGCATCCGGAACGCGCACTGAGATATGGGCGGAGGCTTCCTGCGGGGGGCTTTCGCTCGTTGCGGCAGATCTTCCGTGTGCAGGATATACACATATCCGACAAGACTGTGGGTGAATGATCGTGTATCATAGCCGCTTGATATACTGCCCCAGTGACGGTAATATACAGACACCGAAAGGGAAAACAAACACACGGAGGATACAGACCATGATGAAGAAAACCAAAACTTACCTGACTCGCATTCAGGCGGCCGCCACCGAGCGAGACCTGACCGGCATTGAGATTGCCTTCAAGCAGGACATGAGCATCAACTGCGATGACCTTGGCAAACTTTGCCGGGCAGCCGAGGACAAGCGGTACACCCTGCGGAACAACGCCGAAACCCTGCAGCTCAAGGACATCCTTTTCCAGCGGACGAGAGCCGAGATGGATGCCTACCACGACATGAGCCACAAGCCGGAGAGCTGGACGGCCGAGGACATAGAACGCCAGCGCATCCGATTCTGCGCGGTCTGGCAGGTCATCGAGGAGGCAGAGCTGGTCGATGAGTACGAGGCTTGGAAAGAAGCCAACCCCAACGCATAACCAATAAAGGACACACGCCCCGCAGGGGGCTGTGTCTCGTATCCGCCGTGTTTGATATACAAAGGACTTCTTCGGAGGTCCTTTTTCTTTTGCCCATTTTTACAGAAGGGAGGGATAGCCAATGGCTACCAGAGGCAGAAAACCGAAGCCGACCGCCATGAAGGAACTGGAAGGCAATCCGGGCAAGCATCCGCTGAATACCAGCGAACCGAAGCCCACAAAGAAAGCACCGGCGTGTCCGAAATGGCTGGAGCCGGAAGCAAAAAAAGAATGGCGGCGTCTTGCCAAGCAGATGGAAGCCATCGGCATCCTGACCGAAGTGGACATGGCTGCCTTCGCCGGCTATTGTCAGGCATACGCACGATGGAAAGAAGCAGAAGAATTCATCACCCAGCACGGCACCATCGTCAAAACGCCCTCCGGCTATTGGCAGCAGGTGCCGCAGGTCTCCATTGCACAGACCTATCTGAAAATCATGAACCGCTTTGCCGAGCAGTTCGGTCTGACCCCATCCTCCCGAAGCCGGATCATTGCCTCGGATTGCAGCCCTGCGGATGCTGCTGATGAGATGGAAAACCTGCTGGGAGGTGGCGGATGATGGAGAGCAGACCGAAGAACTACCCAAAACTCAAAGACTACAAGCCCAGCCGCTTCATGCTGCCGACCTGTCACTACGATAAAGCCAAGGCCGACCGCGCCGTGCGCTTTATCGAAAACCTCCGACACACCAAAGGCAAGTGGGCGGGCAAGCGGTTCTGGCTGCTCCCTTGGCAGGAGCAGATCATCCGGGATGTTTTCGGTATTGTGGATGAGCGCGGAAACAGACAGTTCCGCACAGCTTATGTCGAAATCGGAAAGAAGAACGGCAAGTCGGAGCTGGCCGCTGCGGTGGCATTGTATCTGCTGTTTGCCGATAACGAGCCCTCCGCAGAAGTCTATGGCGCTGCCGCCGACCGGCAGCAGGCATCCATCGTCTTTGACGTTGCCAACCAGATGGTGCAGATGACGCCGGCACTCATGAAACGCTGCAAGATTATGGCGGCAACCAAACGCATTGTGAATTACAGCAACGCCGGGTTCTATCAGGTGTTGTCAGCGGAAGTCGGCACGAAGCACGGCTTGAATGTGTCCGGTCTGGTGCTGGATGAGGTCCATGCCCAGCCCAACCGCAAGCTCTACGATGTCCTGACCAAAGGTTCCGGTGACGCCCGTGAACAGCCGCTGTTCTTCCTGATTACCACGGCCGGCACGGACAAGGAGAGTATCTGCTATGAGCTGCACATGAAAGCCCTTGACCTGCTGAACGGTCGGAAAATTGACCACACCTTTTACCCGGTGGTCTATGGTCTGACCGATGAGGATGACTGGCACGATGAAGTCAACTGGTATAAGGCCAACCCCTCACTGGGACAGACCATCCAGATCCAGCGCGTCCGGGATGCTTACCAAGAGGCACTGGACAACCCAGCAGAGGAGAATGTATTCAAGCAGCTCCGTCTGAATATGTGGGTGTCCTCTCTGACCCGATTTATCCCGGAACACATCTATGACCTCGGCAACCAGCCAATCGATATGGAAGCCCTCAAAGGCCGTGACTGTTACGGTGGACTGGACTTGTCCAGCACCGGTGACATCACGGCTTTTGTGCTGATGTTCCCGCCCAGAACCCCGGAGGAAAAGTACATCATGCTGCCGTTCTTCTGGATTCCGGAGGATACGATTCCCCAGCGTGTGCGCAGGGCATCTGTGCCCTATGACATTTGGTTCCAGCAGGGCTACCTGATGGCGACCGAGGGCAATGTCATCCATTACGGGTTCATCGAAAAAGTCATCGAAGAACTGGGCAAGACTTATCATATTTTGGAAATCGCCTTTGACCGATGGGGAGCGGTGCAGATGACCCAGAACCTAGAGGGGATGGGATTCACGGTCGTACCTTTCGGACAAGGATTTAAGGATATGAGCCCGCCCACCAAGGAGTTCTATAAGCTCCTGATGGAAGGACGTATCGTTCACGGCGGCAACCCCATCATGGCATGGATGGCTGGCAATGTGGTCGTGGACACTGATCCGGCCGGCAATATCAAGCCTACCAAGGCAAAGTCGCCGGAGAAAATTGACGGTATCGTCGCTGCGATCATGGCACTAGACCGCTGCATCCGAAATGAAGGACAGCAGCAGGGCAGCATCTACGATGAACGTGACATGATCGTTTTTTGATACACAAAAGCATGGAGGATAAGAATATGAAGTATCTGATGAGTGCAGGCTGGTGGCGCGCAGCAAGTATCCGCGCCGCAAAGACCATGTTCCAGACCGGTGCAGCACTGGTCGTGACACAGATGCCCAGCGGCACGGTGGACTGGATGGCGGTAGGCAGCGCAGCGATTGTGGCTGGCGTGGCCTCCCTCGGAACCAGCCTGGCCGGTCTGCCGGAGCTGGAGAAGGGGGATAACGCCTGATGACATTCTGGGAATGGCTGGGTTTTGAAAACCCAAGAGACTCTCCCCAACCTGAAACCCCATCACCGAAAGAAGGTCTGCCCCAGGTTACGGACAATGTCCGTGATTCCGGGCAGACCTTTGTGTTTGGCCGATCCAATGCCGGGGAACAGGTGGATGAAAAGGCCGCCATGCAGATTCCGACCGTGTATGCCTGTGTCCGACTGTTGGCAGAATCCATTGCCGCTTTGCCGCTACACCTGTATCGGGTAACGGACGAGAACGGCAACAAGGAAAAGGCAAGAGATCATCCGCTGTACAAGATCCTGTACCGACAGCCCAACCCGGAAATGACGTCCTTTGTGTTTTGGGAGACCCTGATGACCCATCTGCTCCTGTGGGGCAATGCCTACGCACAGATCGTCCGGGATGGCAAGAACACAGTGCTGGGTCTGTATCCGCTGCTGCCGGAAAACGTCGAAGTGGATCGCGATGAAAGCGGCGAGCTGTACTACATCTACCACGCCTATACGGATGAAGTTCCGGGAGAGCAGAACAAGGATATCTACTTTCGCCGGGATGAGATATTCCATGTGCCGGGGTTGGGCTTCAATGGTCTGATCGGTTTTTCACCGATCGCTATGATGAAGAACAGCCTCGGCACTTCCATTGCGGTGGACAAGTACGGCTCGGCGTTCTTCAAGAACGGCGCACAACCCAGCGGTGTGTTGGAACATCCCGGCGTCATGAAAGACCCGAACCGTGTCCGGGACAACTGGGAAGCAGCTTACGGCGGTGCGGCAAATGCGCATCGGGTGGCTGTTCTCGAAGAGGGCATGACCTACAAGCCTGTGTCGCTGCCGCCGGAGGACAGTCAGTTCCTTGAATCCAAGCAGTTCTCTGTGACGGAAATCTGCCGTATCTTTCGTGTGCCGCCGCATCTGGTAGCGGATCTGTCCCATGCGACCTTCTCCAACATCGAATACCAGTCGCTGAACTTCGTGATGCATTCCCTGACTCCGTGGCTCGTCCGCATTGAGCAGGGCATCATCAAGGATCTGCTGCTGGAGGACGAGCAGGATACCTACTTTCCGAAGTTCAATGTGGACGGTCTGCTGCGCGGCGACTACCAGAGCCGGATGAACGGCTATGCCACCGGCATCAGCAACGGTTTTCTGTCTCCCAATGATATCCATCGTCTGGAAAACATGGATCTGATCCCGGCTGACCAGGGAGGTGACGACTACTACCTCAACGGTGGCTATGTGAAGTTGAAAGACGCAGGACTGGCGCAGCAGAACAAGGCTGCCGCTGCCCAGCAGAATCAGCCTCAGCAGACACAGCCGGAGGAAGAAAACCCTGACAGCGATAACCGGCAGAGTGAGAGTATGCCGAAGAAAAGTGAAAGGAGAAGTAGATGAAAAAGTTCTGGAACTGGATCAAGGACAGTGACGAGACCAGAACTCTCCGGCTGGAAGGCCCCATCGACGAGGAATCTTTCTGGGGTGATGAAATTACACCGCAGATGTTCCGGGATGAGCTGAATGCCGGTGAGGGTGATGTGACCGTCTGGATCAACAGCCCGGGCGGCAATGTGTTTGCTGCTGCCGAGATCTATACCATGCTCAAGGACTACAAGGGCAGCATCACGGTCAAGATCGATGCGATTGCTGCATCTGCGGCGTCCGTTGTTGCCATGGCCGGAGATACCGTCCAGATGAGCCCGGTTGCTATGCTGATGATCCATGACCCCAGTACCGTTGCGATGGGGAACACCAAGGATATGGAGAAAGCTATCGAGGTGTTGAACGAGGTCAAGGAGAGCATCATCAACGCCTACGCATCCAAGAGTGGCCTGTCCCATGCCCGAATCGCAAACCTCATGTCCAACGAAACGTGGATGAATGCGAAGAAAGCCGTGGAATTGGGCTTTGCGGATGAAATCCTTTTCTCAAAGAAAGAGGATGAACCTGACAGTGACCCGGCGAACCCCGATAAGTCGGAGAAGACTCCCGATGAAGAACCGGGCGAGGGCGAAGAAAAGAAGCCGTTCCAACAGGATACGGCAGGGCACCTTTTCTCCAGCCGTCAGATGGATCTAATCGTCCTGAATCGTCTGGGAGTCAAGCCTGATACCCCTGCGGCTCAAACGGAGCCGCCCAGTGATCTCCCTGCGGAAGCCGGTCCTGTCCTTGACATGGACGGAAAGACGGAGGAAGGGGATTACTCCTATAACGTCCTGATGAAACAGCTGGAGTGCATGAAATGATGCGCCCCGGCTTTTTTCATGCCGAAAACACGAAATTCATGGAGGTACAACACTATGAGTAAGATTCTGGAACTGCGCACCAAGCGCAATACCCTCTGGGAGCAGACCAAGGATTTCCTGGAAAAGAACCGCGGCGATAACGGTCTGGTCAAGGCCGAGGCTGTGGAGCAGTACAACAAGATGGCACAGGAGGTCAAGGACCTGGGTACTGAGATCGAGCGGCTGGAACAGCAGGCACAGATCGAGGCACAGCTGTCTGCGCCCACTTCCAACCCCGTCCATGCCGATCCTAAGAACGGTGCAAAGAAGGATGTAAAGCCGACTGCCACTGCCGAGTACGCCGAGAACTTCTGGAACATGATCCGCAACCGTGGTCACTACGGCGAGGTCCGCAACGCTCTGTCTGTGGGCGAGGATACCGAGGGCGGCTTTACCGTTCCCGATGAGTTCGAAAAGAAGCTGGTGGAGGCACTGGAGGAGAACAACATCTTCCGTGGCATGGCGACTGTCATCCGTACCAGCTCCGGCACCCGCAAGATTCCCATTGCAGAGGATACCGGCGAGGCAAGCTGGATCGATGAGGGCGAGGAGATCCCCGAAAGCGATGCGACCTTCGGTCAGACCATGCTGTCCGCTTACAAGCTGGGTACCATGATCAAGATCTCCAACGAGCTGCTGAACGACTCCGCCTTTGACCTCGCCACCTATATTGCCCGCCGTTTCGGTGTGCGTATGGGCAATGCGGAGGAGCGCGCCTTCATCACCGGTGACGGTGTTGGTAAGCCTCTGGGTCTGCTGGCTGAGACCGGCGGCGCAAAGGTCGGTGTCAAGGCTGCCAAGCAGGATGCTGTCACCTTTGATGAGATCTTCAAGCTGTACTATGCGCTGAAGGCTCCTTACCGCAAGAAGGCGCAGTTCCTCTGCAACGAGGCACTGGTGCTGCAGCTGATGACCATCAAGGACAACAACGGCAACTATATCTGGAAGCCGGGTCTGGAGATCGGCAAGCCCGATACTCTGCTGAACCGTCCTCTGAAGACCTCCGCCTTCATGCCGGAGATCAAGGGCGGCAACAAGGTCATGGCCTTTGGTGACTACAGCTACTACTGGGTGGCTGACCGCCAGAACCGCACTTTCCGTCGCCTGAACGAGCTGTATGCCCGCACGGATCAGGTCGGCTTCCTGACCACTCAGCGTGTCGATGGCAAGCTGATCCTGCCCGAGTCCGTGCAGCTCCTCCAGATGGCTGCCGGCGGCTGATAAGAGAGGGGGATGACCGATCATGGCACTGATCCCGCTTTTTGAAGCGAAGACCTATCTGCGCGTGGACAGCGGGGATGAAGATGCCCTGATCGGTATCCTGCTTTCCTCGGCCGAGCAGATGTGCAAAGATGTGGGCCGGCTTTCAGATGACCAGTGGGAGGCAGTCAATGCCGCTGACCGGGATGCCGAGAACGGGGTCACACCGACGAGGGAGCTGGAAGCCCTCCGCAGCACTTGCCGTGTGGCAATTCTGTATGCACTGGGCTATTTGTACGAGCACCGGGACGAAGCGGACCATAAGCAGTTGATGCTGACGCTTCGTTCTATTCTGTTCGCTGTGAGGGAGGGGGTGTTCTGATGATCGATAAGCTGAACGAGAGGATCACGATCCAGCAAAGTAAGCACATGACCGATAAGGTCGGAAATCATCGGAACGCATGGGTGGATTATTACACCTGCTTCGCCTACGCTTCGACCTTTGAGGCGCAGGAGGATGAAGGTGAAGTCACGGCCGAACAGAAAAGCGTTGTGTTCACAGTACGTTGGTGTAGCGAGGTCAATAAGCTGACCTCCACCGGTTTCCGGGTCCTGTTCCGTGGGGAGCTTTACGACATCACGTCCGTGGACCCGATGAACTATGGTAAAAAGACCATCAAGCTGCATTGTCGGCTGGAACGGAGGCAGAAATGAGCAAGACCGTGAGTATCGACGGAATGGCAGAAGCCATCAACGAGGGCTTGCAGGAATATGCGAAGCTGGCATCCTCCGAGGTCAAACGAGCGGTTCGGAAATCGGCAAAGACGGTCAAGGAGGAAATCGAGGCCGGCGCGCCATCCCGGACCGGTCGGTATAAGTCGAGCTGGGTGGCGACCAAGCAGGAGGAATCCAGTCAGAGCCTTCAGATGGTCGTCCATTCCAAAGACCGATACCAGCTGACGCATCTTTTGGAAAAGGGCCACGCCAAGCGCGGCGGTGGGCGTGTGGCGGCAAGACCGCACATTGCTCCTGCCGAGCAGGAGGGGGTCGAGCTGCTCCAAAGCCTCATCGAGAAAGCACTGAAGTAGGAGGATGCCATGACCCACGCAGAAGTCAAAGCGATGGTGGAAGAAATGGGGCTGCCCTATGCGTATGACCATTTTGCAGAAGGGGAAAGCCCTGATCCGCCATTCATCTGTTTTCTGTATCCGAAAGCCGCAAATTTTAGTGCGGACGGCATCGTGTACCACCACTTCAATCGGCTGGACATTGAGGTGTACACCGATTACAAAGATCCGGATACGGAGGCAGCAATCGAAGAAGTCCTGACCGCCCACGAGCTTTTCTATGAAAAGAGCGAGGCTTGGATCGAGACGGAAAAGATGTATGAAGTCCTGTATGAGCTGACCGTCTGAGTCAGCCGCAGGGCTTTTTTCACGAGAGGAGAAAGCAATGGGTAAGAAAAGCAACAAGGTCAAGTACGGCCTGAAAAACTGCCATTACGCCAAGGCAACCTTTGACGAGGACGGCGGCGTTACCTACGATACCCCGGTACGCATCCCTGGTGCGGTCAGTCTGTCCCTGGATGCCAATGGTGATATTGAGCCGTTCTATGCGGACAATATCGCCTACTATGTCGTGAATAACAACTCCGGCTATGAGGGTGATCTGGAAATCGCCCTGATTCCGGAGTCCTTCCTCACGGATATCATGCACGAGGAACTGGATGGCAACGGCGTTCTGGCGGAAAACGCCAACGCAGAACTGGAGCATTTCGCGTTCCTGTTCGAGTTCGATGGCGACCAGCGGCATATCCGCCACGTTATGTACAACTGTGTGGCAAGCCGTCCGTCCATCGAAGGTGATACCAACGAGGACAGCAAGGAGGTCAAGACCGACACCCTGACCTTGCAGGCAACGCCGCTGGCAAACGGTTATGTCAAGGCCAAGACCGGCACCAACACCAGCGACGATGTCTACAACAAGTGGTACGAGAAGGTCTATGAGCCGCAGGCAGAGGCCTCCAGTGTGGTGACTGAGGAGACTGATCCTCAGGGCTGATAAACCGAGGCAGGGCTTCGGCTCTGCTTCCTACATTATTGTATAAGGAGATTTTCAATATGAAAAAGCATCGTGTATTTTCCCTGTTCACTGTCATCTTCGTGGCCTTCCTGCTGTTCCAGTCGGTGACCATCGTGCCAACCGGCTACACGGGCGTGAAGACCAGCTTCGGCCAGATTCAGGAGGCCACCATCCAGAGCGGCAAGCTCAACTTCACCATTCCGTTTGTCCAGAGCATCCATACCGTGTCCAACAAGCAGCAGGACAAGCACATCGAGGCACAGATCTGGGGCGAAGCCTCCGACAAGACTCCTGTGTATGCCGCAGATGTAATCGTGACCTATCAGGTGCTCCCGGAAAAGAGTGCATGGCTGTATGCCAATGTATCCGACACCAAGAATCTGGTCGGTGACGAGTTGGTGGCATCTGCCATCAAGTCCGCCATGGCCGAGCTTGGCCCCAATGAGGTCACCAACCGCACCAAGATCGAGCCGCTGGCACAGCAGAAGCTGGCAGAGTCCCTGAACCAGAAGTATGGCGAGGGTGCTGTGTTCATCAATAAGGTGGTCATCAACAACATGGATTTTGAAGAGGCGTATAACACTGCCATCCAGCAGAAGTCCATTGCCCAGCAAAACGCCGACAAGCAGAAGATCGAGAACGAAGCCGCCATTGCCAAGGCTGAGGCCGACAAGCAAGTGGCGATCACCAATGCCGAGGCGGAGGCACAGAAGACCTCCATTGCCGCAGATGCTCAGGCTGAAGCCAACCGCAAGATTGCAGAAAGCCTGTCTGATACCCTGATCGAGTACCAGAAGATTCAGAAGTGGGATGGCAAGCTGCCCACCGTCAGCGGCAGCAATGCACTGGTCAGCATCGACCCGGCAGAGTAAGCAAGTACACAAACCGAGGGCGGGGCGGAGGCTCTGCCCTTTCTACATGAAATGGAGGATAAAGACTATGGCAGTTACAAAGAAAATCGAGATCGATGGTCAGATGGTGGAGTTCCGTGCCAGCGCAGCCGTGCCGAGGCTGTATCGCATTAAGTTCGGCCGGGATATCTACAAAGACCTGCGTTCTCTGGAAAAGAGCGTGGGGGATAACGATGAGGAAAGCTCCAGCCTTGACCTGTTTAGTCTGGAGATGTTCGAGAATATCGCCTATATTATGGCAAAGCACGCCCATCCTAATCAGGTGCCGGACACCCCGGATGAGTGGCTGGAGAACTTCAACACCTTCTCCATATACCAGATTCTGCCCCAGCTCATCGAACTGTGGGGTCTGAACGTCCAGACGGAGGTGGAAGCAAGAAAAAACCTCGCAAAAGTGAGCGGGTAATGACCACCCCACTCTTCATGCTGCGCTGTGTGCAGCTCGGTATCAGCATCGCCGACCTCGACTTGCTGACCATCGGGTTGGTCAATGACATGTTCACAGAGAGGCAGAACGATGAGTATCCGTATCAGGAGCTGGCATCGCAGGCAGACTTTGACCGGTTCTGACCAAACTTTCGTGCTTATATTGATTGCAAAATAAGCACGAAAGTCTGCGAGGATAAAGAAAAATCCCCCAGCCGTGCACAGCTGGGGGAGAAAGAAGGTGGCCCGGAGGTCATCTTCCCGGTCTCAGACCTCGCAAGGTTACCGAAACCTGATCACTATTGAATTATAGCTGATTGGGTGAAGATAGTCAACCGAGTATATCGTGTTTACGAACCCTCTTCTGGGCAAGTTCATAAACTTCTTCATCTGCACGAACTCCGATGACAATTATCATCATGGATGTTTCAGTACGACGAAGTTGGTAAACAATGCGCAGACCAGCGGAGCGAAGTTTGATTTTCATTAAACCTGCAAGACTGGTGCTGCTATGATTGCCGAGAGGTTTTCCGTAGCCATTCTCATCGACAGGAAGAGGATTCTGCTGAACTTTCTTGATTGCTTTTAGAACAAGATTGCGCTGACTTCCATCTAAACCTTTGAGGTCTTTTTCCGCTTCTGGGAGGTATTCGACTTTCCAACTCATTCGATTTCTACCTCGTCAAAACCGGAGAGGTCGTCTTCAGTGACACCGAGTCGACGGTTCATTTCCTCTTCGGAAATCAAGGTAGAAGGGTCAAAGTGCGCCATTCGTTCAGAGGCGACCGCCAAAAGGCGAGCGTCATTCAGTTCGTCCATCAGGCGGACATACTCGTCAGGAGAGATAAGGACACACTCCGCAGTGTTGTTCTTCATGACAACCTTTGCACCACACTGCTTAACCTCATCAAAAATCTTGCCGGCAAGCCCTCGATTAAACTGGGTGATAGGAACGGTATTGGTGATTGCACTCATAACAGATGCCATAATTGTCAACTCCTTTCTTCACTTGCATTATAGCATGGGTTTGCGAAAACGTCAACAAGAACATCGACTTATTTGTTTACAAATATATTGTATGCAAGTCGGTCGGATTTGATACTGACTATAATATTTCTTTGGCCTATTCGCCTTGTGCGGATGGGCCTTTACTTATGCCCCGAAGGAGGTGGTTATCCGCATGGCATCCAGAATCGCAGGCATTACCGTTGAGATCGGCGGCGATACTACAAAACTTTCCAAGGCACTGGAAAGCGTCAACAAAACCATCAAAACAACGCAGTCTGAGCTGAAGGATGTCAACAAGCTCCTGAAACTGGACCCCTCCAACACCGAGGCTGTCACCCAGAAGCAGAGGATGCTGAAGGAGGCTATCGAAGCCACCAAGGAGAAGCTCACCACCTTAAAGACGGCGGCAGAGCAGGCCAACCAGCAGCTTGCAGATGGCAAGATCACGCAGGACCAGTACGATGCACTCCAGCGTGAGATCGTGGAGACGGAGCAGAACCTCAAATCCCTGCAGGAACAGGCGGCGGTAACCAATACGACCCTTGCCAAGATCGATGCGGTGGGGGAAAAGCTCCAGACGGTCGGCTCTCAGGTCGAGGGTGTGGGTAAGAAGTTCCTGCCGGTCACAGCGGCGGTTACTGGCTTAGGCACAGCGGCGGTGAAGACCGCAGCAGACTTCGACCAGGAGATGAGTAAGGTCGCCGCCATTTCCGGCGCGACTGGCTCTGACTTTGATTCCCTGCGTGAAAAAGCCCGTGAGATGGGTGCCAAGACCAAGTTTTCAGCCTCCGAAGCAGCCTCCGCTATGGAATACATGGCGATGGCCGGCTGGAAGACCGGGGATATGCTGGATGGTATCGAGGGCATCATGAACCTTGCTGCTGCATCCGGTGAGGACTTGGCGACCACCTCGGATATTGTCACGGATGCCTTGACCGCCTTTGGTCTGTCGGCTGCGGATTCCGGTCACTTTGCGGACATCCTTACGGCGGCATCGTCCAATGCAAACACCAACGTCAGCATGATGGGCGAGACCTTCAAGTACTGTGCGCCTATCGCCGGTGCGCTGGGTTTCAGCGCAGAGGACACCGCAGAAGCCATCGGCCTCATGGCAAACAGCGGTATCAAGGCATCACAGGCAGGTACTTCGCTGCGATCCATCATGAACAACCTTGCTGGCGAAGTGACATTTGCAGGCAAGAACATCGGCGAGGTCACTATCGCCACCAGCAATGCGGACGGCAGCATGAGAAGCCTGAACGATATCCTTGCGGACTGCCGTGTGGCGTTCTCCGGTCTGACCGAATCCGAAAAGGCAGCCAATGCCGAATCGCTGGTCGGCAAGAACGCCATGTCCGGTTTCCTTGCCCTGATGAATGCCGGCGAAGGTGACATCGACAAGCTCCGTGGTGCCATCGAGAACTGTGACGGTTCTGCGGAGAGCATGGCAGAAACCATGCAGGACAACTTAAATGGTCAGCTCACCATTCTGAAATCTCAGTTGGAAGAGCTGGCTATTTCTTTTGGCGACCTCCTGATGCCCACCATCCGCAAGATCGTGTCGGCGGTGCAGGCATTCGTGGACAAGCTCAACAGCATGGATGACAGCACCAGAGAAACCATCCTCAAGGTGGCGGCTCTGGCTGCGGCCATCGGTCCGCTGTTTATTGTACTGGGAAAGACCATATCGACAGTTGGTACGGCTTTGCGAGGATTCAGTTCACTGGCTAAGGGCATCCGACTGCTCTCCACCCGGGTTGGAGGTGTAACCGGACTGTTCGGCAAGCTCGGTGCAGCCCTCGGCGGCATCTCCGCGCCGGTCATGGCTGTCGTAGCCGTCATCGGTACGCTGGTCGCTGCCTTTATGCACCTCTGGAACACCAATGAGGAGTTCCGCACCGCCATCACCAGCATCTGGAACGGAATCGTCGAAAAGGTGCGCGGCTTCTCCGACCAGCTGACCCAGCGGATCAATGCTCTCGGCTTTGACTTCAAGGACATTGTCGAAGTCCTGAAAGCTGTGTGGGATGGCTTCTGTCAGGTGTTGGCTCCTGTATTCGAGGGCGCATTTCAGCTTGTGTCCACGGTGCTGAGTACCGTGCTGGATACCCTGATTGGACTGTTCGATGTTTTCTCCAATCTGTTCCAAGGTAACTGGAGCGGGGCGTGGGAGGCGGTCAAGGGCATCTTCTCCGGCATCTGGGAGGGCATCAAGTCTATCTTCTCTACGGTGCTGAACACCTTGAAGGGTGTAGCAGATGTGTTCCTCGGCTGGTTCGGTACGGACTGGAACACCGTTTGGGAAAGCGTCAAGGGCTTCTTTGAGGGGATCTGGACAGGAATCAGCGATTTCTTCTCCGGCATCCTGACGGGCATCCAGACCACAGCATCTACCGTCTGGAATGGAATCTCGGCATTTTTCACGGGCGTTTGGACGGGGATCAAGGATTTCTTCGAGGGTATCTGGAACGGCATCGTCTCGTTCTTCACGGGTAAAACCGGTGAGATGGACGAGAACGCACAGTCGACATTCACCGGAATCTCGGATTTCCTTGGCGGTATCCTGACCGGCTTGCAGACGGTATTCTCTACGGTCTGGGAGGCAATCTCCGGCGTGGTCAGCGGGGTTATGGATGCAATCTCGGCCGTCATCTCGACGGTCATGAGCGTGATCTCCGGCGACTGGTCTACAGCCTGGGAGAACATCAAGTCGGCGGCATCGACTGTGTGGGAGGGCATTTCGGGTGTCATTTCCGGCGCGTGGGAGGGAATCTCCTCCTTTGTGTCCAGCGCGGTTGAGACGCTCGGCTCTGGGCTTTCGACTGCATGGACGGGCATCCAGACAACTGCCTCATCTGCGTGGGATGGCATCAAGGGTGCGATCTCTACAGCTTGGGACGGTATCCAGTCCGGCGTGACCTCGGCGGTAGAAACGGTGGCCACCGGGCTGTCTGGGGCATGGGAAGGCATCCAGTCTACGGCAAGCACTGCGTGGGAGGGTATCAAGTCCGGCATCTCTAGCGCATGGGAAGGAATCTCCGGATTCTTTGGTGGTATCTGGGATGCCATCACCGGCAAGACCAGTGACTCTACCACCCAGATGAAAACGGATACCTCTAACGCATGGTCCGGTGTGGAGGCGGAAGCCCAGACCGCATGGTCGGGTGTGTCTACCTCCGTATCGACTGCCTGTACTGGCATGGCACAGTCTGTGACGACCCAGATCGACAGCATCAAGGCATCCATGTCGGCAGCGTGGTCCGGCATCGCTTCGGATACCACTACGGCATGGAATGCGGTCAAGACCAACCTCACTACGGCATGGACCGGAATTACGACTTTCGTGACAACCAGCCTGAACAGTGTGAAGACCGCAGTGACGAACGGCTGGACACAGCTTCGTTCCTTGACGGTATCCAGCTGGTCCAGCATCCAGTCGAGCCTGACGGCAAGCTGGAATTCCATTAAAACGGCAAGCACCACAGCCGTGAACGCAGTGAAGACTTCCGTTACCAATGGATGGACAAACCTGCGCACGTTGACAACATCCAGTTGGAGTTCCATCCAAACGGCACTGAACACGAGCTGGAACAGCATCAAGAGTGCGACAACAGCATCGGTCAACGCAGTGAAAACTTCCGTCACGACCGGGTGGACGAATCTGCGAAGTTTGACAACGTCCAGTTGGAATTCCATCCAGACCGTGCTGAATACGAGCTGGAACAGCATCAAGAGTGCAACCACCAGCTCAGTCAATGCGGTCAAGAGTTCCGTCACGGCGGGATGGAACAACCTCCGCAGCCTGACCAGCAGCAGTTGGTCGAGCATCCAGTCGGTACTCAGTTCCAGCTGGAACACCATCCGCAGCACGGCATCTTCGGCTGTGAACGCAGTGAAGTCTACGGTTTCTTCGGGCTGGAACGGCGTGAAGTCCACGACTAGCTCTACCTTCTCCGGCGTGCAGTCGGTGGTGTCCGGTGCCATGTCCAATCTGCGCTCCACGGTCTCTTCCGGTGTGTCCAGCATCAAGAGCAACTTCAACTCTCTCAGCTCCATTGCTTCTTCGGCATACAGCTGGGGCAGTGACATCTGCTCCCAGATGGCGGCCGGTGTTCGTGCGGCGGCAGGCTCGGTCGTCCGGGCCGCAGAGAACGTGGCAAGCAAAGTCAGAAGTCTGCTGCACTTCTCTGTGCCTGACACTGGCCCTCTGTCTGATGCGGACGAGTATATGCCTGACTTCATGAAGCTGCTGGCAAGCGGCATCAAGAAGAATCAAGACAAGGTCGTCAAGGCCGTCAAGACATTGTCTGGCTCCATGAAGACCAACCTGAACACGCCCGTGGGAGACATGGGCGACAAGGTGAAGTCGGTGGTGAGTGGCTTTGCCTCTACGATCAGCGGCAGCACAAGTAGAGTTCGGTCGGCTGCAAGCGGGCTGGCATCCGGCATCCGAACTGGGCTTATGAATGGTCTGGACGGCATGACCAGCGAGTTTAGGTCTGTCTGGAGTGACCTTGAAAAGATCACCAAAACATCGGTTAGCAGCATGAGCGATGAAGTGAAGCAGGGATTCTCCGACATGAAGACCTCTATCGGAGATTTGAGCGACCAGACCAGTTCTCTGGGCAACGCGATCCGCAGCCTCGGTGACACCTTCAACTCGGATTTCCTGAAAGGTCTGGGTGAGGGTATCAGTAAGGTGGGCGATACGGTCAGTACTGTCACCGGAATCGTGGACAAGCTCGGCTCCATGAAGAGTACCTTCGGCAGCTTGGGCGAGACGCTCACGAACCTCGGCAATGCACTGGGAACGGATGGCGGCGGTGGTCTGCTGTCGAAGATGGGGAGTTTCCTGTCGAAAATCGGCAACGCCGATGGCGGACAGATCGTCTCGAACTTCGGCAATCTGATCTCCGGGCTGACCTCCAAGATGGGTGGTCTGGGACAAGGTGTCACCGGTGTCATCTCGAAGCTGGGCAGCCTTGGCAGCAGCGGAACCGGCATCTTGTCGAACCTCGGCAGCGTAGCGACCGGTGTCCTTTCCAAACTCGGCGGTGTCGGCAGCAGCCTGTCTGGGTTACTCTCCGGCGTAGGCTCTACGCTGGGCGGTATCGCTGGCTCGGCCGGTTCTGCGATTGCGGGGCTGTTCGGTTCTGTTGGCACAACGGTGTCTGGTCTTGCAGCCGGTGCAGGCAGTGCATTGGCTGGTATCGCTTCTTCGGCTGGCGGTGTGCTTGCCTCGGCAGGTACAGCACTGGCTGGTCTTGCTGGCCCTGCTGGTATTGCGGTGGCCGCAGTCGGCGGTGTCGGCCTTGGGCTGGCCGCTCTCTGGAAGAACTGCGATGGTTTCCGTGAGGGTGTAACCAACATCTGGAATAAGGTCACATCTGTGTTCTCCAATGGTGTGACTGCCATTAAGAATGGCATCTCCAATGCGGCGTCTGCCATCGGCAACGTGGCATCCTCCATCTGGAGCGGCGTCAAGAACGTGGCTTCCTCAGCGGTGAACTGGGGCAAGGATGTGGTCAGCGGTATCGCTGGAGGCATCAAGAAAGGCGTGTCGTGGGTCGGCAATGCTGCCAAGAGCGTGGCAAACGGCATCCGCAGTTTCCTGCACTTCTCGGTGCCGGACGAAGGACCGCTGGCAGATGCCGACACCTATATGCCTGACTTCATGAAGCTGCTGACTGGCGGCATCAAGGCCAGCGAGGGTGGTCTGCTGAAGCAGATCCGATCTATGGCTTCCAAAGTTCAGCAGGGGATGGCGGGAATCTGCTCCTTCAGCCTGCCGGAGATCAATATTCCCCGGCTGAACACAAGCGGTTGGAATCTTCCGCAGGCTGCTCTGGCCGGCGGCGGAACAACAAAGAACACGAATCTGGGCGGCGTTCACATCACGGTGAACGGCTACAACGCCCGGAACGATAACGAGCTGGCACAGATCGTAGCTGACAAGATCAATGAGATGATCGACCAGGACGATTCGGTTTACAAGTAAGAGGTGATGCGTATGGGCTATTTGCCTGAGAAAAAGACAGTATCCCAGTTTGATCTGAAGGGCAGGTTTGCACGGCAGTATCTGTCCTTTGCCGGTAAGTCCAGCAAGGACTTCCTTTTATATTTGTCCGGACCCGGTGTGTACGATTCCCCGGCAGCGGATGTGGAAAGCACATCGGTCCCTGGCAGAAACGGAGACATCATCAGCGAGAATGCAAGAGCAGGTCGGCGGCGGTATCAGAATGTGGATATCAAGTATGAGGCGTTCTTCTTCAACGGTCTGCCCGCCAAGACCGCAGCGGTCAAGTCGTGGCTACTATCTCCGGTCGGCTACCAGAAATTGCAGGATACCTATGACCCGGACTTCTTCCGAATGGCGGTCTGCACCGAAGCGATGGAGTTCGATGTGACGGCGCAGAAAGCCGCCAAGATGGATCTGGTGTTCAATTGCAAGCCCCAGCGGTGGAGCGTGGAAGGGCAGAGGACTGTGCGGCTGGAAAGCCGGAGCAACCTCATGAACCCCTTCGCATTCCCGGCACAGCCCATCTTCAAGGTCTACGGGGATTCGGGCGGTGTGTTGTATGTGGGCGATGAATCCATTACCATCCACAGCATCAAGGATTATGTCCTGCTGAACTGCGAGACGCACAATGCCTACAATGCGGGCGGCTTCTGCAATGAGACCATCCTCTCGGATGATTTCCCGGAACTGCCGGCCGGAAAGACGCAGATCGCATGGACGGGCGGAATCACGGCGGTGGAAGTGACTCCGCGATGGTGGACGCTGTGAGGAAGGAGGTGGAGCGGGATGATCCCTTGTCTGTATGCATCCATGGAGACAAAGTTTGACAACAACGGCATCGGCAAGCTGGTAGATGCACAGTCCTGCATCGTGACGGAAAAACGAAACGGCAGCTTTGAGCTGGAGATGGTATACCCGGCAGATGGTATCCATGCGGATCAGTTGGAGGAAGGGCACATCATCCTTGCAAAGCCATCCGACACAGGCAGACCGCAGCCGTTCCGTATCTACAAAATCGCAACGCCGATTGACGGCAAGCTGACGGTCAAGGCAAGGCACATCTCGTATCAGCTAAACTTCATTACGGTCTCGCCCTTTGCCACGACCGGCTGCACCGGTGCGCTGGCAGGACTGGAAAACCACGCGGCATCCGAGTGCCCCTTTGAGGTCTGGACGGATATCTCCTCCAGTGCCTCTTTTCGGCTCTCGGTGCCGTCCTCTTTTCGGAACTGCCTCGGCGGTATCGACGGCTCGGTGCTGGACACCTTTGGCGGAGAGTACGAGTGGGACCGATACACCATCAAGCTCCATCATCACCGGGGCGCAGACCACGGTGTTCATATCGTTTACGGCAAAAATCTCATCGACTTCAAGATGGAGAAGAACATTGAGAGCGTAATCACGGGTGTACATCCGTACTGGCAGAATTCCGAGACCGGCGAGGTGACGGAGTTGCCGGAAAAGGTGGTGCTGGTGGAGCAGCGGTCGGTGCCGTACCAGAAGATCACGGTACTGGATTGCACCAGTGGATTTCAGGATAAGCCCACGGATGAGATGATGCGCTCCTTTGCACAGGATTATCTGAAGAACACCAGCCTGACCGAGCCACAGGTGGATATCGACATCGACTTTATCCAGCTCTGGAATACCCCGGACTATGAGGATGTGGTGGAAGCGGAGCAGGTGAGTCTGTGCGATACCGTCCATGTGTTTATTTCCAAGCTCGGCATCGAGGTCAGCTCCAAGGTGACCGAAACACAATACGACTGTCTGCTGGAACGCTACGAAGGCATCACACTATCGAACTCCACGGTCAGCAGCCGGAACTCGTCACTGACCACGGCACTGAGCAGCATCCGGAACACAGCCAATGAAGCCTACAACACCGCGCTCCGTGTAGAGACCAGCATGGGTGAGCAGATCGGCGGCATTTCCGTGTCGATGGTCTATGACGGCACCCTGCTGGCCGGCCTGTTCGGTCTGCACTACCAGAACGTGACCGAGGTGAACGGCGAAACCGTGCGGTATGCCTTCAATGCCGGGTCACTGGCAAAGTCTACCTTTGCGTGGAAAAACAGCCCAGCGGGATTTTTCATTTCCACGGACGGCGGAAAAACATGGGGCTATGGCTGGGAAAAAGACGATTCCCCGGTCAAGACGGCGTTGCTGCTGGAGAACACTCTGCAGGAGCTGGATGAACGCTATAAGAAAGCCGGAGAACTGACTGAAGAACTGCTCGACCAGTTGGATGAGCGGTATAAGACGGCATCCGCCTTGTCGGAAGAACTCATCAAAAGCCTGGACGCACGATACGGTACGGCAGATAAGCTGTCTGAGGTGCTGCTCACACAGTTGGATGAGCGATATAAGACGGCGTCCGCCTTGTCAGAAGAACTCATCAAAAACCTAGACGAGCGGTACGGAACAGCGGACAAGCTGTCCGAAACGCTGCTGGCGAAACTGGATGAGCGGTATGCTTCGCCCATCTGTGCGCAGGAGGCAGCACCAAAGAATCCGAAAACAAATGCACTCTGGGTCGATACAACCGCCCTGCGGCTGAAGCTGTGGGACGGAGAAATCTGGCAGACGATAGGCTATGAGCCGGCACCGCCTGAGCCCGACCCGGATACCCCGACAGAGGGAGGAGGCGAAGAAGATGGCAAACAGGAAGGCGAAAGCAGTGGTACAGACAGCGGAGGAACCGGCGCAGGAAGCACTGGTGACTAAGTCGTTCACGGTGTTTCAGGACGTGGAACTGTCATTCACAGAGAACCTGATCCCGACCCACATCCCGGTCAAGCAGTACGACAACCAAGCCCGAAAAGTGCGGTGTCGGCTGTATCAGAACTCGCTGGAGTACAAGGTCAGTAAGGACACCATCGTCAGCTACTCGGCTACTCGGCCGGACGGTGCGGTGTTCCAATATTCCAGCGAGACCCGCCCGGATCTTGTGTTCGTGGATGACGGTGCGGTCATCCTGACGGTCACATCCTTTATGACCGAAGTATACGGCAGGTTCCCGATTGACATCTACCTTCTGTCCGATGAGGGAGATGTGATCGGTTCGTTCAGTCTGGTGCTGAATGTGGCACGTGCCGCAGTCATGAACGGTAAGATCGCCACGCTGACCTATAAACACGCTCTGGATGCAGTCGCCAAGGGCATTCTGGAATTCCTCATCACCGATGACGGATACCTCGTGATGCGCTCGGACGATAAGCTGGGACTGGCGCAGGGGTCTGTGTCCAGCACCATCGATAAAGTGGCGAAGGACATCGAGGAGAGAATGGTCACCTCGTCTATCAATATGGACGGGCATCTGGTGTTTACGACATGGGATGAGCTGGGACTTATCTTTGAGATGGACGATGAGGGGCATCTCATCGTGAGATACAATGAGGCGTAAGCCGGAAAGGAACTAGAATGGGAGAGTTTGTTGGCAAGCGAGTGGTACCGGACCATGTGGGTGTCTGGGACCAGAAAAAACCTATGAACCCTTGATGATCGTGCTGGACGGCGAGACCGGTGACAGCTATATCAGCCGTAAGGCTGTGCCTATCGGCATTTCTCTGTCGGATGAAAGCTACTGGTCGCTGTGTGCTCATTATTCCGCACAGATGCGGAAGCTGGAACAGGACGTGGACGAAGATGTCCAGCAGATGCACAGTGATGTTACGGCAGTCAAGAATGCCATGAGTCAGGAGTTCAAGGAGACTCATACGGCGATCAGCAAGGAACTGGATGATACGCACAAGGCGATCAATCAGGAGCTGTCGGAAACGGAACAGCGTGTCAATGAGAATCTGGAACAGACCAGTTCGGAGTTGACTGGCAAGGTCGAACAGGCCAAGTCCGACCTGAACACCGGCCGGCAGGAACTGAAGGATGCCAAGGATACGCTGAACAAACGGATGGACAGCATTGCCGGGGGAAAGACCTCGGATGCGGAGATTCTGGATGCTCGTGTGGATGCGGACGGCAACACGCATGAGAATCTGGGTGCGCATATCCGCAGCGGTTTCGAGAGCGCACGGGCAGACCAGGAAGATGCTGTGAACCGCATTGGCCGGATGGCGGCAGTCAGCGATGCCATGCGCACGGCCAATATGGTTCATACGGTGGATTTCTGTGCCAGCAATGTCTCCGGGGAGGTCAAGGCCACGGCAACCTCGCTGGGGCATGGTGACCGGGCCGGGGTGATCATTAACGGCAAGCTCAAAGAAGGCGCGGATGAACGGTCGACCCTGTATTTTTCGGAACCGATGTCGTTCAAGGCTGGCACTCCCTATACGGTTTTCATCGATGAGACTGTACCCAAGGTGGGTTACGGCATCTACTTTTATGAGGTTGACACTGGCACCTGCCTACAGGTGGGCGGCATCAACCGGGGCTTTACGCCGGCCAATACGGTGATCTCCACTGCTGTCTTTGACAACGGCGGTATGTTCCGCGCAGGCGTTTATTCGACCAACTGCGAGTTTGAAAACCATGAGATTCATCTGTATGTCGTGGAGGGCGAGTACACCCGGAAAGACTTCTACGGTTTGCTGACAGCAGTGGATGTCCCGAATAATACTGCTGCGATTGCCGCTGTTCGGGATGATGTTCGCAAGAACAATCTCATCGCAATGAAGAACGTTCTTTTGAGTGACGAGGCGGGCGAACCCTTCTTTACCTCGATGCCTGTCGGAGTTCTGAACTTCGGTGGGACGGTGCTGAACGGAAGACTGGGTCCGACGGTTGGAACCTATGCAGTCCAGTTTTCCAGCCCGTTCATGCTGGAAAAGGAAAAAGACTACACACTTTTTGTGCTGGATGAGCATAAGGACTTGGACTACTCCGTCTATCTGCTGGATGAGACCACATGGAAGGATGTCATGGAGAACGGAACGACCCGTGCATTCAATGTCATCCATAGTCCGTGCGGTGTGATTCCTGCACACAGTACTGGCAAGCATCAGCTCCGAATCTGGGCACAGCAGGATACCATATTTGAGAACCGTGCCGTGCAGGTCTATCTGGTGGAGGGCAGATACACGGAGACTGAGCTGCGCACCTATCTCCCTGCAAAGGAAGCATCCTCAGCCATGAACGGCTTGTCGGAGAATCTGAATGCAGTCAACCGTGTCAGCGATACGCTGCGCCGGAATAATCTGGTCCACACGGTGACCTGTCAGGCTACCGGCTCGGATGGAACGATCTGTGCGACTGCGACCAGTCTTGGCGTTCACTCCGGCACGGTTATCAGCGGCAGCCTTGGCCCGAAGCAGGGGAAGAACACGCTCTATTTTGGTGAGTATATCTGGCTCGACAAGGCTAAAACCTATACCCTCTATCTCCGGGCCGATGAAGAAATGCCGGAATGTTCTGTGTTCTTCTACGGAAGCAGCAAAGACGGCTGCTTGCAGGTGGAAGGCAACAATCAGGGCTTCAGCGTTCACAATATCCTGCCCCAAACCTTTACTCCGGACGAGAGCTGCTATTACCGTCCGGGCGTGTATACCAGCCGTGATCTGGACTTCTCGGACTATGAGATGCACCTGTTCGTTCTGGAAGGTGTCTATACCTACGATTCGATTCGTGGTCAGGTCGAGTTCAATGACCTCAACGACAACTTCACGAGCATGTCTGCGGTACGCGACAGCCTGCGGTGCAAGAACCTGATCCGCACGGTCAACTATTCTGATTCAAATTCTACGACCGGTGCATCGGTGCAGGTGATCGCAGATGGTGAGTGCGACCAGACAGCGGTGAAGATCGTGGGCAATATGGGCGGCAATCTGGCACTGAACAGCCTGCGCTGCACGAGCCTTATGCAACTGAAGGCGAGCAAAGCCTATACGCTGTTTGTTCGGGCAGATGAAGGCTGCCCAACGCTCACGGCTGCTCTCGGTGATGAGGTGACCTACGGTTTCATCCAGATCAACGGGGCATCCGTGTCTGTGGATACAGTGAACCATCACTGCTATTCCTTTACTGCCGATAAGGACTATTCCTGCCGGGTGCGCATCATTTGTAATACGGCAACGATGTTCACCGGGCAGAAAATCCATCTGTATCTGGTTGAGGGAAGCTATGCCGAGGAGCAGATCCGGTCCTGGGCCGGATACGACGAACTCCTGCAGGTGGAGGAGGACGCCGACCAGAAGATTCAGAATTTGACCGACCGGGAAGATGCACGGTGGGGCTCCACCCATGACGGTCTGGAAAATATCCTGACCGTATCGGATCGCGCACGGAAGAACAACATGATCAAGATGATTGATTCCAGTGTGCGGAACAGTGCCGGTGAAGTCTCGGCAACGGCTACCGCCCTCGGTATTTTGGACAGAGCTGGCGTGGTCGTCAACGGCATCATGTCCGGCGAAATGGGGGCAGCTATCCTCAAAATCTCCGAGCCGATGCATCTAGAGCAGGGCAAGACCTACACGGCCCACATCGTGGACGACGACCCGCCTGTGCCTTATTCCATGTTCTTCTATAAGATTGGCTCCAGTGTTTGCTTGCAGCAAGGCGGCTCCAACCGCGGCGTTTCTGCAATCGGCAGCCGCTTTGAACAGGTGATCCCGGATGTGACAGGCGATTACCAGATGGGCGTTTACTCCACTGCCGCTGTGTTCAGCAGCCACATGATTCATGCCTATATGTACGAAGGCACAGGCTGGAGTATGGATGACTTCTACGCATACCCAAAAAGCGATATACTGGCGGCGACTATCTCTGAGATGGCGGCTGTCAAGGACAGCGTCCGAAAGAAGAACCTTGTAAAGATGCTGAGTACGAAGGGATTCTTGGATGGTACGGGAGTTTACCGCTTGAATTCGATTGGTATGCCGGACCCGGCGGGCATTATGCTGAACGGCACCTTTGGTACGGCAAGCACTACAATGTACACGAACATCAGTGAGGTGTTCCATCTGGATGCAGGAAAGCCCTACACAATCCTTATCCGAGATGACGACAAGACCGTGGACTACAATATGACTCTGGTGGACAGAACGACCGGGTTTGCGGTTAAAGAGAACGGCGTGAACCTCGCTTTCAACGTTCAGAGATCTCCGTTTGACACGTTTACCCCGGATGCGTCCATGGACGTGAGACTTCGCATCAACTATCGTAAGCAGATGACGCTCACGGATCACATCCTCCATGTTTATGTGTGCGAGGGTAAGTTCAAGCTCAGTGAGCTGCTGTCCTTTGCACAGGAAAAGGAAGAGGATACCAGTTTCCCGTATGCCAGCTATAACCTGCCGCTTCTGAAGCTGACAGGTTCTATCAAGGGAATCAGCAAGGAGAACAAGGTCAAGCTGACCTACACCTATGGTGAACTCACTGGCAACTGTACGCTGAAATGGCAAGGCGCTTCCAGCCTCGCATACGATAAGAAGAACTTTACGATCACCTTCGATGAAAAGCGAACGATCGTTGAGAAGTGGGGTGCTCAGAAGAAGTACTGCCTGAAAGCCAATTATATCGATTTCAGCCATTGCCGAAACATCGTTGCGGCCAAACTGTGGGGTCAGGCGGTGCGTACTCGCCCGAAACGCAACGAAAAGCTGTACGATCTGCCCAACGGCGGCGCCATTGACGGGTTCCCTATCATGGTGGCGATCAATGAGGAGTATCAGGGCATCTACACGCTGAACATTCCGAAGGATAAGTGGATGTTCGGCATGACCGATGGAGCCAAGGAGTGTATCCTGACGGCCGAAACGCACGCCAAGGGAACGCAGTTTGCTGAGGAAGCTAAGGTGGACAAGACCGACTTCGAGATGGAGTATGTGCCGGACGAATCCAATACCCAGTGGGTCAAGGACAGCGTGAACACCCTGATCCGTGCTGTTATGAACTTTAGCGGTACCACCGCAGCAGATGTGGAGTCGGCACTCAGTCCGTATCTGGATCTTGACAGCGCCGTGGACTACTTTATCATTACCTCCATGTTCGCACTGACCGATAACCTCGACAAGAACTATATCCTGATGACCTTTGATGGCGTGAAGTGGGCGTTCTCCGAGTACGATCTTGACACCGCATTCGGTAACTGCTGGAACGGCAAGGTCTACTATAACCCGGATACAGTCACGACGCTCAAAGGGTTTGCCGGCAGCCACAAATTGATGGGAATCCTGTATAACTGCTACAGAGCAAAGATTAAGTCCCGGTATGCCTCACTCCGAAAGAACGTTCTGAGCGAGGGTAATGTTCAGACAGTGGTTTCAAACTTCCTTGTGGACATCCCGAAGGGGCTGCTGGATCATGAAGTGGTGTTGTGGCCGAAGATTCCCGGAACGAACACCAACAATATGAGCCAGATTATCAACTGGTATCGTCTGAAGTGTATCGCTATGGATGCAGAGGTAAATGCCCTCTGAGAAAGAAAAATTATGAATAAGAACGATAATATGAAAGAAATTTTCGGGGGGGGGTACTCCTGAAAGCTGATTTTCATCCTCCCCCTGCTTGCAAAAAGGACGTTGGTAAGCCTTTGAGTAAGCAGAAGGGAGAATGAAATCATGGGTGAATTCGTAGGTGGACGCATTGTGCCAAAGCATTGCGGCGCATGGAATAAGAACAGCAAGTACGAGATGCTCAGTATCGTGTATCAGCCGGAGACGGGCGACAGCTATATCAGCCGCAAGTCCGTCCCGGCGGGTACGGCTTTGAGCAGCGAGGAATACTGGGCAATCTGCTCGGAGTATTCCGCACAGGTCCGTAAGCTGGAACAGGATGTTGATGCTGGTGTCGAGCAGATGCACACTGACCTTACACAGACCAAGGCTGATATGAGCAGGGAGTTTTCGGAAACTCATACAGCTATCAGCAAAGAACTGACGGATACGCAAACGGCAATCAGTCAGGAGATCTCCAGTACTGAGCAGCGTATCGCCAAAAATCTTCAGGAAACGACCACCACCCTGACAGGACAGGTGACTACTGCCAGAAACGATCTAGCAGCGGGGAGAAAGGACTTGGAAAGCACCAAGAACCAGCTTACCGCACGAATGAACAGTATTGTGGCTGGCAGAACTACGGATACCGAGATCCTTGATGCCCGGGTGGATGCAGATGGAAAAACCTATGCCAATCTGAGTGAGCGATTGAGGGCAGTGGATGCCTACTATGAAGGAGCCGACGCTGAGACTGTTGATGGCACAGCTCACGGAAGTCTTGCAAAGTATATTCACGAAGAATGGCGCAACGACTATGACCTGATTCGGGGCGGAACCTGTTATAAAGGCCATGTGGATGTTAGTGGGCTGAATACCAGCGATGATATGTCGGGGCGTGTTGATCCCAATGGCGAAGGCTATTATCTGTTGATTCCGACCGGGAACATCCATGACGCCAAGCTGAATGTCCTTTTTTATGGGCTGCGTGGCAAGCTCGCTATTATGCGTGGCAATTGGGGCGGCATGGAGGGTGACTTCCATTATGCCGGACGACTGTCAATTGTTCCTGCCCAACATTTCAAGGAGATGGATGACGGTGCCATTATGATGCTGACATCGATTTCCGCATGGAACCGCAGTTCTGCGAAGTATCTCTATATCAATCTAACCGAGGAGGAAGCAGCGAAAGCACAGGTTGTGGTTTGTGATACGGAAGGAACGCCGTGTATGAACTGCCTGACGGAGCTTTTGAACCGAGTAGAGGCTGATAGAGAACGGAGAGCAGTCCAGAGAGAGACAGCGATTTTGAGCAAGATCGAACAGGACAAGCAGACAGAATTGGAGCCGATTCGGACTGCGGTGGCCGAGAACAAGACTGCAATTGACAATCAGAACAAGGCTGTGGAGGAGAAGCTGGCAAGATGGAACGAATCCATGAAGGAGTCCATTGAACAGGCTTTGCTAGTGCAGAACTCCAACTGGAGAGGGAAGACCATCAATTTTATCGGAGACTCCATCACCTACGGAGCGTATACCCCTGTGGGCGGTTCTTCTCCCAATAAGCGGGCTGAAAAGCGTTATTGCGAAATCGCCTGTGAGAGATTGGGAGCGACCTGCCGAAACTATGGTGTGTCTGGCATCAGCATTTCCAGCACCTCGTACCAGTCTCCGACCGGTGCTATTTCTCTGCGATATTCGAGTATGGACGCTGCGGCAGATATGGTCGTAATCGCAGGCGGCACCAATGATTACGGCACAGGCGTTGCGCTTGGGACGATTGCTGACACTACGGATGTATCGTTCTATGGAGCCCTTCATGTACTGTGCAGTGGGCTTAGCGAGAAGTATCCCGGCAAGCGCATCGTTTTCCTGACTCCGTTTCATCGCTCCAGTGAAGCCGCCAATAAAGCGGGAGCTACATTGGCCCAGTACAAGCAGGCAATCTACGATGTTGCACGGGATGAGTTTGGATTTGCTGTACTGGATGGCTGGGCGGTCGGCCTGAGTCCGAAAAATGCCAAGGTGAAAGCTGAGTATATCGTTGACGGTGTGCATCCGAATCCTGTCGGACATGAACTGATTGGGGCCAGTCTTGCTCGTATGCTAAACGCCATTTAATATCCCACAGCCCGGCGGCTGTGTTTTTAATAGATTACCATTACACAGGGACGGCAGACACCGTCCCAATTTTTATGCCCTGAAAAAGGGCAGGAAAGGCAAGGTACAATATGCAGAATGTAATTGACAAGATCCAGTTTGCTTTTGCGGCACTGGGCGGCTTTCTCGGTTGGTTCTTCGGAGGCTTTGATGGCTTCCTCTACGCGCTCATCATCTTTGTGGTGACCGACTACTTCACCGGCATCCTTGCGGCTGGCATTCGCAAGGAGCTGTCCAGCGAGGTGGGCTTCAAGGGCATTGCAAAGAAGGTGTGCATCTTCTTGCTGGTAGGCATGACAAATGTCATTGACACGCAGGTACTCCAGAATGGTGCCGCCATTCGCACGGCAGTGATCTTCTTCTATCTGTCCAATGAAGGGCTGTCTATTCTGGAAAACTCCGCAGTCATTGGCATTCCCATCCCGGACAAGCTGAAGGAGATGCTGATTCAGCTGACCAATGAGAAGCACATTCCCGAAAAGAACGATAAGGACGAAAATTGACCTTTTCGGGAAACTTTCGGGAAAACAGGGTACCTATTCTCGAAAAAATGTAAGCATTATAGGAGGACTTTTTTGAAACCACCTGTAAAATGCTCGAAAATCGTGCGCTTTATGAAGGAGTGTTTATGGGAGAGGGCAGCCTCTCCCTCATTTTAAGGAGGAATAGTTATGAGCGAATATCCTGCAAAGCTGACCACTGGCTATTACCGTGTGCGAAGCAATTGGGAAGATGAAGCATCCCAGCTCGGAGCCTACAAGCTGCTGGCAAACGCCAAGGCCAAGTGTGACGAAAACCCTGGCAGCTATGTGTTTGCTGAGGACGGCACTGTGATCTACCCGGCGGACGAGCCCGCAACTCGTGAAGAACTGGGCGAGGAGAAGCCTGTGCTGGACAAGCCGGACGAGCATCCTGCTGAGGATGAGTCTGGTAAGGCTGACTCCGTCGGCAGCGAGGAGTTCCCGTCCGCAGAGGCCCAGCCGGATGCCAATGCCTATGGCAAGCTGAAAACGCTGATGAACATCCGGGCTGAACCTGACCTCACTGCTGAGGTGAAGGTTATCTACCCGGTTGGTACCATCGTGGAGGTGCTGGAGGCCTGCGGTGACTGGTTGAAGATCAGATGCCCGGAAGCAGAGGAGGGCATTGCGTATGTGCTGAATGCTGAGGGCGAGTATGTCTTTGTCGGCCGGAATGTGTACGAAGTCGTAGCAGGGGACAACCTGTGGCGCATTGCAGAGCGCAAGCTCGGCAGCGGTACCCGCTATACCGACATCCGTGCGCTGAACGGTCTGACATCCAACACCATCCGCATCGGCATGAAGCTCCTGCTTCCCTGATGCCCACTGAACCAAATCAACAATGCACGGCCCGGAGCAATCCGGGCTTTTTTCATTTGGAGGAAAAGACTATGGCTTATACGAACAGCCCACTTGTGGCATACACGAAACTCAGCCCGAACCATTCCGGGCAGAGGACCCACAGCATCGACCGCATCACACCCCACTGTGTCGTTGGTCAGCTGAGTGCGGAAAGCATCTGTGGGTGCTTCATCAACACGAGCCGTCAGGCAAGCTGCAACTACGGCATCGGCAAGGATGGTAGAGTGTCGCTTTGTGTCGAGGAAAAGAACCGCAGCTGGTGTTCTTCCAGCCGGGAGAATGACCAGAGAGCTATCACCATCGAGTGCGCCAGCGACAACTTCCACCCTTACGCGATGAACGATGCGGTCTACACCAGTCTCATCAAGCTCTGCACTGACATCTGCAAGCGCAACGGAAAAACGAAACTTATCTGGCTGGCGGACAAGAATAAAACTCTCAATTACACCCCGGCGGCAGATGAGATGGTGCTGTCTGTTCATAGATGGTTTGCCGCCAAAGCGTGTCCCGGAGACTGGCTGTACGCTCGCCTCGGTGATCTGGCCGCCAAGGTGACGGCTGCGCTTGGCACACCTGCTGCTCCTGTGACGACCGGCTTGCAGGCAACTGCGCTCAAAGCTCTCACCGATGCCGAAGTCGTGGCAAATGTTGCTCCGCTGTTTACGGCAAACCAGAAGCAGTCGGGTATTCTTGCTTCCGTGTCTCTGGCTCAGTTCATTCTGGAGTCCGGCTACGGCAAATCCGAACTGGCGCAGAACGCCAATAACTGTTTTGGCATGAAGAAATCTCTTTCCGGGAACAGCTGGGCTGGCTCTGCGTGGGATGGGCAGTCCGTTTACACCAAGCAGACCGGGGAGCAGAACCCGGATGGAAGCTATGAAACCATCACGGCGGATTTCCGTAAGTATGCTTCTGTTGAGGACTCCATTACGGATCACTCCGCCTATCTGCTGGGCGCAATGAACGGCGATAAGAAGCGGTATGAAGGTCTGGCAGGATGCAAGGACTACAAGAAAGCATTGCAGCTCATCAAGGACGGCGGCTATGCTACCAGCCTGACCTATGTGCAGAACCTCTGCAGTGTCATCGAACGCTGGAATCTGACACAGTACGATGTGGCAGAGGCAGCGACTTCTACCAGTCTGTACCGTGTGCGTAAGAGCTGGTCTGATGCGGCTTCTCAGAAGGGTGCATTTCGGGAGCTTTCCAATGCCAAAGCGTATGCGGACAAGAATCCTGGCTATTCTGTTTTCGATGGCAGCGGCAACATGGTCTACGCGGCTGCCAATGTGCCCACATCTTTCCAGCCGTATAAGGTCCGCATTTCCATCAGTAACCTGAATATCCGCAAAGGCCCCGGTACGAATTACGGCTCTCGCGGTTACACTGGGAAAGGCGTGTTCACCATCGTGGAGGAGTCAACTGGCAAGGGCGCAACCAAATGGGGGCTTCTGAAATCCTATGCCTCCAAGAAGGATGGCTGGGTCAGCCTCGACTATGCCAAGAAGGTCTGATTGACCGCATCAGCCTCGCAACGGAAACCTATCTGACGGTTGCAAAGCAGTCTGCTTCGCTCTGGACTTCCCAACTCTGCTGGGAAGTCCTTTACATTTTGTTGGTATTGCTTCGATCTCGGCATTCTGTCAGGCAGATAATTTGTCGGTATTATGCCGATTTATCTTTGCGACAGAACTTGCTATTCGGGTCCATATGCGGCAATATACGACTACCAAAAGGAGGGCAACACGATGGAAGTGATGGTTGATCACAAACGGGCGGCAGCATATTGCCGAGTCAGTACGGGAATGGAATGTCAGGAAGGGTCCTATGAAACTCAGATCAAGTACTACAAGGACCTGATTTCCAATGACCCGGATGAGGAACTGGTAAAAATCTATGCAGATGAGGAAAGTGGACGCACCACGCAGGGCCGTCCTGAGTTCCAGCAGATGATGCAGGACTGTGAGAATGGCAAGATTGATGTCATCTACACCAAGTCCATCTCTCGGTTCTCCCGAAATATGCTTGATTGTGTGACCGCAGTGCGTCGGCTGAAAGAGCTGGGCATTGCGGTCATTTTTGAACGAGAAAACATCAACACGATGGACCGCCAGAACGAGTTGTTCTTCCACATCATGGCGATTATCGCTGAGGAAGAATCCAAAAGCATTGGCGGAAATGTAAAACTCGCCATTGACCACTGCCATGAGCAGGGCAAACCGACCGGGCGTGTGACCTATGGGTATCGCCGGGTGAACAAGAAAGGTGAGTGGCGCATTGAAGAATCTGAGGCACGGCGCGTCCGTTGTGCCTTTGACCTTGCCGCCAAGGGCATCGGCTACGATGTTATCCGGAAGAAATTGGACGCGATGGAAAAGGCAGAAGGGACTGGCGTTTCCTGGTCCAGAAACCGAAACCGCGTTCCGATGCTGTTGAAGCATATCGCCTACACGGGTGACTACATCACGGACACCTATTATACAGCTTACGGCAGAAACGGTCACCGATACAGCAAACGCAATAACGGTGAGCGCGCCCAGACCTATCTGGAAGGTCATCATGAACCCATTGTCAGCAAGGAGCAGTTCAAGCGTGTCCAAACCCTGATGGGCATGGGACTGCTTCACTCTGGCAGGAAGAAATACACGAAGGAACAGCAGGAGCTTCTGAACGATCCCGGCTGGCAGTAAGAGGGAGGAAAGCGCATGGAGATTACAGTTGAAAAAGTCAATAATGCAGGACAGAACCAGAAACGAGCACTGAACACCTTGAATGGAGTGCGCGTGGCGGTTTATGCCCGTGTTAGCACGGACCAGGAAATTCAGCTTCACAGTCTGGATGAACAGATGAAGGGCTTCAAGATGAAGATCGCTCAGAATCCCGGCTGGGTTCTGGTGGATGTTTACGCCGACGAGGGCATTACCGGCACCAGCGTGAGGAAGCGCAAGGCATTCCTGCGGATGATGGATGACTGTGAGGCTGGCAAAATCGACTACATCATGACCAAGAGCATTTCGAGATTTGCCCGAAATACGGTCGAGTGCCTTTCGTATGTGCGGCATTTGCAGAGCATCGGCGTCCAGCTCTATTTTGAAAAGGAAGGCATCGATACCGCAACGGCTGTATCCGAGCTGATCCTGACGGTCATGGCTGCCTTCGCCCAGGAGGAAAGCCGCTCCATTTCCGAGAACCTGAAATGGGGCATCCGCAAGCGGTTTGAAGAAGGCAAGACCCGCTGGACTCCGACCTATGGCTATCGGAAAACCAAGACCGGGGAAATCGTCATCGACCCGGATGAGGCCAGCATCGTCCGCTTCATTTTTGAAATGTACCAGCACGGTATGAGCATCCCGGACATTCTGGAAGAACTGAGCCATATGGAAGTTCCCACGGCGAGGGGCAACAAGAAGTGGACGAAAACCACCGTCAAGTATCTTCTTCAGAATGAAAAATACATCGGAGATGCACGGCTTCAGAAGTGGGTGAGCATTGACCACATTTCCCACAAGAGTGTGCTGAATGAATCCACGACCATGCCGAGCATTTACGTCAAGGACCACCACATTCCCATTATCGACCGACATACCTACCAGCAGGTCCAACGCATTATGGACCTGAAGACCCCGCATGGCGAGTACAGCCGGTACCCGTATTACGACACCAACTTTGTATGCCCTTTGTGTGGGAAGAAGATGATTCCCAAAGCTCTGAAATCCAATGGCTACACCCGCATTATTGGCTGCTTTGACGATGACGGATGCCGTGGGTACGCGCTCAAGGTAGAATTGGTGGATGCCGCCCTGCTGGATGCATTCAACAGTCTTGTCATCAAGGGCAAATACTCGGTGGCCATGAAGCGGATGATGGAGATCAAGGAAGAAAGCCCCAAGATGGAATCCGTTCAGTATTACTGGCTGAATGACCTTGTCGAGCGTGTGGAATTCTCAGGGGACACGATGAAGGTATTCTGGAAATGCGGACTGTACAGTGAGGAAGAACTTCATGCGGTGAACGCCGCAGAACCCACCCATGTGGCGGAAATCTATCGGAACTATGTGATCCGCAAGCAACAGAAAAAGAACAAGCCCATCGTCAGGAAAGGCAGAAAGTCCACGGAGAAAAAGGTAAGCCGGAAGACCGCCGCTATGCAGGCCGCGCAGAATCTCCGGACTAGAAAGCAGAAAGGAGCAACCGCCTGATGATTATCCGAAAAATCCAGCCCAAAGTTGTAGCCGCAAAAAAGCGAGTAGCAGCTTACTGCCGCGTCAGCACCCAGCGTAATGAGCAGGATGAGAGCTTTGCGACTCAGAAGCGGTACTACGAGGAGATGATCAGTACGCACCCTGACTGGGAGCTGGTCAAAATATATTCTGACCGGCACTCAGCAACGGCCGCAAAGAACCGTCCGGGTTTTCAGGAGATGCTGGCAGATGCGGAAGCGAAAAAGCTGGATATTGTCATCTGCAAGAGCATTTCCCGATTTGCCCGAAACATCGTGGACTGCCAGAAGTACACTCAGTGGTTTTCCACTCTGGGCATCACAGTCATCTTCGAGGAGCAGAATATTCGCACGGATGACCCCACCAGCGGCTTTGTCCTTTCCATGATGAGTGCAATTGCCCAGGATGAAAGCCATTCCATCAGCGAAAATGAGCGCAAAAGCTACGAGAGCCGCTTCGCACGAGGTGAGTACAACCTCGGGAATAATCGAATTCTCGGCTACGACAGCGAGGACGGAGTGCTTGTTCCCAACAAGGATGCGTGGATCGTAAAAGAAGTATTCCGCAGATTCCTTGCCGGGGAGAGCTACAGGCAAATCGCAAAAGGTCTCAAGGAAATGGGCGCGGAGTGCTTGCACAGCAAGCGTGGGTTTGGTGTCGAAACGCTCCGATATATGATCTCGAATGAAACCTATGTCGGGGATAAGTGCTTGCAGAAAAAAGCCCCGGTTGACTATCTGACAAAGAAACCTGACCCCAATAGAAAAGCCATGTCCAACTATCTGTACGATGACCATGAGGCAATCATCGACCGGGAAACGTGGGACAAGGCACAGGCCATACTGAAAGAACGAAAAGAACTGGCAAAGACAGGCGTATACAAGACCAATCGGGAGCATCACTTCCTCTACGGAATAGTATTCTGTGGGGAATGTGGTGCTCCTTTTTTGCGCCGTACATTCAATGGTTCGACTCCGTATAAGGCGTGGAACTGCCGTAATCGCCAGAAGGGAAAAGGAAAAACCAAATGTGGTAATCGGTTCATCCGGGAAGAACAGCTTTTGAACCAGATTCAAGAGGAACTGGGATGGTCTGATATGGACCAAGAACGGTTTCAAAAGGAAGTGTCACGGGTTCTTGTATTTGCTGACCATATCGAGGTTATAAAGGAATGATTATGCCCACTGGGTTTCATTCTGCCTTTGCGGGGAAGTCTGCATGGCAAGAAAATGACCCAGTGGGCTTTTTTTCGTTAAAATTGGATTGCTATGTGCAGAAAATTGTTATATCCTTGGTGTCACAAAGAAACACACAAGGGAGGACGGAACAAGATGAAAGAACTATTCCCAGAACAGTATGGCTTGGCCGGTCATGAGCTTGCGGCGGCCGCAATGGTGAAGTTTTACATAAATGAGATTGACGCAAAGACCGAGCTGAAGAACATCATAGGAAGCGAGGTGGACGGTGCGGCATTGGCTGATCTGATTGACAGGGCAGCCGCCTACTGTGCAGAGCGAACCAAAGGAAGCGATGTGGAGGCACTGATGCAGAAGGTCAGCGGCAGAATGATCGTGCAGAACATCAGCATGAAGATGCTGGAATTTCTGATGAGACTTTGTGAGGAATAAGAGCTTTATACATTATATAATATAAACACCCGCATACACCACAGAAGCACCCTCTGTTAGACGAGAAGGTGCAGCGTGGCTTATGCGGGCGTTTTTTGTTTAGATGCCGAGGCTATAGAGAATAGCTCTCAGCTCTTTCATGTTTCGAGTGAGAATTTTAGCCTCGGTTTCGTTGCAGTCAATCAGAAGTCGATGAACTTCGGTATTTGCGGTGGAAACCGAATGTGTCAGGCTGTCAACAAGCAGGTCGTCCACAGAGACACCGAGGGTGTTTGCAATGTCCACGATGGCGTCAAGGCTAGGGCGGCAGGCCGCTGTTTCAAGCTGACTGAGATACTGCCGAGAAAGGTGAACTTCATTTGCGAGGTCCTCTTGGGTGAAATGCGACTTGTTCCGAAAAAACGCAATACGCTTTCCAAGCAAAGGGTAATCAATAGGCATTTTTAACCTCCTAATTGACCCGCATAAGAGCAGTCCCATTATTGCGCCGAAAAAAATACATAGCAACTTGGAGAAAAGTAAGGATGCAATCTTTCCACTCCCTACAGTACTGCATCCTTAAAAGAAAAAACCTCCAAAATGTCAAGTGGGAGTTGACATTCTGAACAACGTGTCAGCTACCACTTGACAGTCAACTTACCACCGCTGATGTATAATGAAAATGAAGAATTCCCCAAAAACTGCGTTGGAAGGAGTACTTGTAGAGATGCGAGATGGAGCCTTGACCCTTTATAGCGAGGTGGTATCTACACCAGTTCGCTGGCTGTGGTATCCGTTTATTGCTGCTGGCAAAATCACATTGCTACAAGGTGACCCAGGAGATGGCAAATCAACAATGATGATGAATCTCATTGCTACTGTTACCACAGGTGGTACTCTACCAAATGGCGTCCAGCTGGAAAAAGCAGAAAAGGTAATCTATCAGTGCTCAGAGGATGGCGCAGCCGACACAATAAAACCTCGGCTGGAAAGAGAAGGCGCAGATTGCGGGAAAGTCGCTTTTATAAATGAAGAAATCGCTGGCGGGCTGACACTGGACGATGAACGTATCCGAAATGCTATTATCGAATTTCGCCCAATTCTTGTCGTTATCGATCCGATTCAGGCATATCTCTCAAACGACACAGATCTTCAAATCGCTGGGAGAGCAAGAAGGCTGATGCAGCATCTTGGAATGTGGGCTACAGCTTATGATTGTGCGATTGTGTTGATAGGACACCTTAATAAAAAGGAAGGCACAAAGGGCTTATATCGGAGCCTTGGAAGCATTGATGTTGTGGCTGCAGCAAGAAGCGTGTTGCAAGTGGAACGCAACCCTGGAAATCCAAGCGTCCGGGTGGTCCGTCAAATCAAAAACAGTCTGGGACCTGATGGCGCAGAGGTTGGTTTTTCCATAACTGAAGAAGATGGCTTTCGGTGGCTGGACTCATCAGACGAGCAGAACGGTGAGGCACAGAGAGATAGTGCAGATTTCAAAACCAAGGCAGAAAAAGCCTGTGCTTTGATAAGAAAACTCCTATCTGAAGGCGATATGCCATCAAAAACGGTATACGAGAAGCTGAGCGAAGCGGGCATAAGTCGTAGAACCGTTGCGGAAACCAAGAAAATCCTTGGAATTCAAAGCTATAGAAAAATGCGTCAATGGTATTGGACGATAGACGGAGAAAACGGTATAAAGAAAACCAACGAAATAAGGTGAGGTCATGGGAGAAAAAATAGAGCTGGACCATAAACAGAAAATTCGAGATAAATACAAGGGTGTGGATGCATCTGAGATTGAAATTATACCGGCAAAACCTGTAGAGACTTTTTCTGTAAGCGGTGGGATTCGCCGAGTGGCAGCCTATGTTCGCGTCTCGACAGACAATGATGAACAGACATCTTCGTATGAGCTTCAGAAAAATTATTACACCGAATACATTACGGGACATCCCGGCTGGGAACTTGTCGGCGTTTATGCGGATGAAGGTATTAGTGGAACATCCATTGCACACCGCAAGGGAATGCTTCAGATGATTGAGGACTGTAAAGCGGGAAAAATAGACTTGATTATGACAAAGTCTATCGCTCGATTTGCGAGAAATATCATCGACTGCCTTTCGGTTGTGGATCTTCTGAAAAACTTGGAACCTCCTGTTGGTGTACAATTTGAGGCCGATAATATCTACACGCTAGATAATAACGGTCGGATGATTCTGACGATTCTGGCTTCGCTTGCAGAAGAGGAGTCCCATACAAAATCAGTTATCATGAACTGGTCTATTGACCGCAGGTTTAGACGGGGACTCTTTCTGACACCAGAACTGCTTGGGTATGATCGAGATGAAGAAGGAAATCTTGTGATAAACCAAGATGAAGCCAGCACTGTAAAAGTGATTTATTACCTGTATTTGAATGGATTTTCACTTAAGGAAATTGCGGATACGCTGACGAGTTTTAGGCGTAAAACGAAAGCTGGAAATGTGGAGTGGAGCGCAGGCGCACTTGCGGGAATAATCGCTAATGAGCGGCATTGCGGCGATATCCTTGGCCGAAAAACATATACACCTAATTTTTTGACACATAAGGCAAAAAAGAATAAAGGCGAGCGTACACAATATAGGCGGCAGGATCATCATGAGCCGATTGTTTCTCGAACTGTGTATGCAGCGGCAAATTTCCTTCGGGCCTCTCGTGCCTATGCGAAGAAAGCCAGACCCTTACCAGTTCTTAGTGTCGTTGACAATGGTATTCTCCGTGGATATGTTCCGCTGGATAAGGATTGGACTGGATTTTCAACAGATGAGATTCAAAAGGCTTCAGAAAGTGTTATGTGTGATTCGGCAGAGGTGCAGTTGGCAGAGGACAAAACTGGACTTGATATGCGGGGCTATGAAGTGGTCAGATCCCAGTATTTTGCTACTTTGCAGAATGCCGCAATGACGATAGCCAATGGAAAAATCAGCTTCAACACGGCGTGCCTCAAAAAGTTTGAGAACGTGGAGTATGTTGAACTCCTGCTGAATTCCGTGAGCCGGTGCATTGCTGTGCGCCCATGCGCAGAAGACAATCCCAATGCTATCCACTGGGGAAAACTTCATGAAGGTCGGTGGTGCGCACTCTCTAAATCTTGCAGAGGGCTGGCAAAGACTCTGTTCGATATTATGGAGTGGGATGAAGACCTGAAATGTCGATTCCGTGGGGATTACATTGAAAACGAAGGCCAAAAGGTGATGCTGTTTCGGTTGGACGAACCTGAGATGGTTAAAACCGAAAATATTGTCCTTCCGCCTGCAGAAGCGGAAGCCGATGACCAAAAGGAAACCGAAGAAAAAACCGTAAAGCAGACAATTTACATTTTGCCTCCAGAATGGGAAAACACATTCGGTAGACCGATTGACAGAATTGCAGAAGTGCGTCTGCTTAAGCAAGAACACTATGCGGGAGACTGGGATATTTTGCGACCGGCAAAGGAGCTGGTTGAATATAGCACATTGACCTCGGACGATCTTGAGGACTTATTACATGAAGCAGAAAAAATAATAGAAAGGTGGCCTATTGGAGATGAGCATGGAACAAGGGATGGAACTGAGTCCGGAGCAGATGTCGGAGCGGGAGCAGAGGAGGACTGAAATTGAACAGAGCTTTGACTATGATGGCTATCAGGTCGCACGGCGGGAGCTTTTTGCCCATCTCCGGGACCCAGCAATCGTGATCAGGAAGGACAGCGTTACATTTAATACTGCCTGCATAGCCGGTCTGGAAGATGTGGTCTACGTCAACATTATGTTCAACAGCACATTGAAGCGGCTTGTGGTCAAGGGCTGCAATGAGAATGACAAGGATGCTCTGCGCTGGTGCGTTGCAAAGCCGGATAAGCGCAAGAGCAGAAAAATGTCATGCCGCCTTTTCTCGGAGCTGCTCTATAAAGAGATGGGCTGGGCAAGCGACTGCCGGTATAAGATCCTCGGCTACCGCATCGAGTTTGAAGGTGAGTCACTTTATGTGTTTGACCTCGTTGCTGCCGAGGTGTTCCATGAGCGTAAGAAGAAGCAGTCTGATGAAGTGATGCCAACGGAGGCATCGGCTGAGAACAAGGAAGAAGAACAACCTGTGAACACTCGGAAGGGATACTATCCGGATGATATTGCGGGTTCCTTCGGTGTGCCTGTTGAGCAGCACCGGCAAGAGTCGGAAGTTCGGCAGATGGACGGCTATGTTTCAGTAGGAATGCTCACAGGGCTTCCCGGCCAGCAACAGAATACTTAAAAAACTTGTTTTGCACCAAGGGGGTAGTCTACCCTTTTTTAGAGAGGAGGAACATCAATGCCTGAGAAGCAGACAAACACATGGCAGCAGAATATGCTGGGACTTACATTTCGGTATGCGGACGGTCGCATATCGGTTTTCAAGAGCGCCCTTGAAGCGATTGGACGACCGGAGTTTTATCATTTCCTCTACAACCCGGCCAAGCAGATGTTTGCGATCCAAGCCTGTGGGATAGACGAGGAGGGAGCAAATCGACTTCCAAAGCATAGCACGGATGACCGATATGAGATCAAAAGTAAGGGGCTTGTGCGCCTGATCTATCAAAGCTGTGGTTGGGATAGGACAAGGTCGTACAGGTTGCCAGGGGTCGAATATCCGCAGCACCGGCTGGTGAATTATGATTTGAGCCGGGCCATTCCAATCTTTGAAGGAAGAATCGACAAGGAAGCACAGGAGGCGCAGAGAGGGGAGAAAGCTCTCAAAGCGTAATGGCGCAGAGAAGAAAAAGTTAGGCTCTGTGGTCACAGAAAAAATAAATAGAAATGAAGCAGCCCACCAGGTCGCTTTCCAAGAAGCTGAGAGATCAGCAGGATGGAAAAGTGACCCGGTGGGCTATTTTTATTCCTTATTGCATTATGACTGAAATGAAATCAGGTGGCGTGTTTATACCTGATGCCACCAATCTTCAAGGTCGAACAGGGGCGGGCGGAAAATGATTGCCGTGTGCCCAAAGCGGTGATAGGGGGTGTTTATTCCTGATTACACTCAATGCCGACCAATTCGGGGACAAAATACCATATATATGGCGTGACGATGCGTGAAAATCAATATATTGTGGTTTGCTCTGCGACCAGCGTTGAATCCTGTTTATGCCTGAAAGCACCGAGGGAATTTCCGAGGCATCCTTGGGGGAGTCATAGATGGTGACGGTGGTTTCTACGCCGCCGCTGGTCACCAGCTTTGTGCCGCCCTTATCGCCAGTGGCAATGTCGGCGTTGTAGTCACCATTGCGCGGGTTGGCATTCAGCTCCCGGCAGGCCTCGCAGCGGCGGTGTCCGCTGATAATCTCATAGCCGCCCTCGGGCCTGCTGCGCACGATCAGCGGAACAATAACGCCGCTTTCCCGGATGCTGTCCACCAACTCATTCATCTCCATATCCTTGCGGACATGGAACGGATGGTTGGCAAAGGTGTGCAGTTGCGCAGGGGAGACGTTCAATTCCAGGCTATTCGGCATGATTTACCCTTCTTTCCTTCTTTTATCAGTCATAAAGCAAAATATATTTATAAAATTCGTACATTTCTATTGACATTCTCGGTGCAGTCAGTTATAATAATCAAGCTGATTCGAGACAGCCCGGTTGACCGGGTGTAGCGCAGTTTGGTAGCGCGCTTGAATGGGGTTCAAGAGGCCGTGAGTTCGACTCTCGCCACTCGGACCAAAGATGGCTGTCAGAAACAGTAAAAGCCGAGTCCTCACGGATTCGGCTTTTTTGTTGTTTATATATAGTCAACGCATCAGTAGGGGGCCGTATATATGCGGCCCCTACAACGCAGCAAAAAACAAAAAGCCGCTTACCTCAAACGAGATAAGTGGCTTTTGGCAGGGGTAGAAGGATTCGAACCCTCGGCACGCGGTTTTGGAGACCGCTGCTCTACCAACTGAGCTATGCCCCTAT